GGCGCAGTTCATTCACTGCGGCGGTCAGCCACTCCTCGCCGGTGGCATACAAGGGGGCGGTGGTTTGCATCACTAGTGCTCCATGTGGTCGCGGAAAATCCCGCAGCCCCGAGTGTCGGGGATGTCTGGCACTAGTGCAAGGGGTTTATATGGCGCCAGCGTGTAAAACATTGCAACGTGGCGCGGGTGTCTGGCCTGCTGCGCAGCAGCAGAGCAGGGCAAAAGCACTGTATGGGCATACATGCCGCCAAAACGCGTCAGAACGGCCTCAGATCGATTTTTGGGGCCTCAGGCTACCTACCCCTTGACCGGGGGACGATCGTCGCTCCTGCGCGGTTTTTCACATCATGGAAAAATTTATCCACAGATTGCGGTGGATAAGTGGAAGATGTCCACAGGGTGTGGATAACTTGACAGGGTCTGCCGGGTGCTGATAATGCGTACAGTGCTATTGCAGGGGCAATGGACATTGATACAGGCAATGAGGGTTCAGACCATGGGCAAGATGAGCAGCGAAGACTACCAGAGGATGCTGGAGCAGGCAGGCGCTGAGGTGGAGCGGGAGGCCGATGACAACATCGCAGGCGCTGCCATCGAAGAACGTTTAAACGCACTGGAGGCCGGGGGTTTCGAGATCAGCGAAGCGGAACAGGCAGCCGCTTCCGCAGAAGGGCCAAGAGTAAGAGAGAGTGACGGAAAGGTGGTAGGCATCGATCCCCGTAGGCCACTGACAAAACAGCAGCAGGCCTTTGCCCGTAATGTGATCCAAGGGCAAAGCAGGCGAGAGGCCTACAGGAACGCATACCCCAGTGCGCAAGGATCAGATGCAACGATCAGTGCATGCGCCCACCGCCTGAGCCGCGATCCACGCATCCAGAGAATCATCGACGCAGCGTGGGATGAAACCACAGAGGCGCTGGCAGAGGACATGGCGGCGCAGCGAAGGTACGTCAGCAGGGCACTGGTGGCGCTGAGCAAAGGGGGGAAGCAGGAGGGCACCAGACTGAGGGCACTGGAACTGCTGGGCCGGGCAGCAGGCATGTTCAGGGATGTGCAGCAGCAGATCGAGAAACCCCTGACCGCAGATGAACTGCGCAGGGAACTGGCAGGCCACCTCAGGCTGGTGACGGGGAAAGGTCGCACCGCAGGCGCCTGATGCATGTAAACGGCAGGGGGTGGCGTGTCGTGTAAACGGGGCAGCGGCGACCCCACCGCACCGGGGGAGGCCCTGTATGCGTCGCGACCACCCGCCGCGCGTATACGCTCGATTCCACTCTCCCAATTAGCCTTTTATAGAAACCCCCCCCTTTCCTTTCCAAAAGCCACCCCCCGGGGGGTATATATATTTTTTGGTTGAAACCTGATATAGTCGTTTACACAAACGGGGGTTGTGATGGAAAAGATTGTGGACTATGCGTATCCGACGATGATGGCGGAGCGGTGTTTAAAGGATTTGCACGAGTCGTTTTTGAGGCAGGATATTGATATGGCTCAGGCGAAGGCGGTGGAGTGTGTGAAGTGGGTTGCTGAGATTCAGGTGGCTTTGCGGGAGCATGGGAATGCCAAGGCCAAGGGCTAGGATGACTCCTCAGTGGGAGAAGGTGATTCGTTTTATACGGGCGTACATCCAGATTCATGGGGTATCGCCGTCGTATGGGGTATTGGCTCAGGGGATTGGATTGAAGTCGAAGGCCAATGTGCACCGGATTGTTAAGAGGTTGGAGGCTGAGGGTTTGTTGGAGCGCAATCCTCGGAAGTTTTACGGGGTACGGATGAAGGACAGGACGGTGGAGGAGGTTCTTTCTCTATGAGTCTTTTGTCCCAGAAAGAGATTGCTGGGTATTTGTCCATTGTGGACAAGGTGCCTGCGGCGCAGAGGGTCAAGATTCGGCAGTTGCTGGAGCATGATCGGGTTCAGAGGTGTCAGGAATCTTTTTTGGTGTTTGTGCAGCAGATGTGGCCGGTGTTTATTTCTGGCCGGCATCACAAAATCATGGCAGATGCCTTTGAGAGGGTTGCGCGGGGGGAGTTGAAGCGGTTGATCATCAACATGCCTCCCCGGCACACCAAGTCGGAATTTGCGTCGTATTTGCTTCCGGCGTGGTTTTTGGGGAAGTTTCCCCAGAAGAAGATCATTCAGACGGCTCACACGGCAGAACTTGCGGTGGGGTTTGGCCGGAAGGTTCGTAACCTGTGTTCTTCGGATGCCTACGGGAAGGTGTTTGATTTGAAACTGTCCAGCGATTCCAAGGCTGCCGGGCGGTGGAACACGGACAAGGGTGGGGATTACTTTGCTATTGGTGTAGGCGGTGCGGTGACCGGCAAGGGTGCGGACTTGCTGATCATTGACGACCCCCATTCGGAGCAGGAGGCCAAGCAGGGCAATCCTGCCGTTTATGACGGGGTGTATGAGTGGTACACCTCCGGCCCGCGCCAGCGTTTACAGCCGGGCGGGGCGATCATCATCGTGATGACCCGGTGGTCTAAGAAAGACCTGACCGGGCAGATTCTCAAGAATTCGGCCAAGGACGGCACGGATGACTGGGAGGTGATTGAGTTTCCCGCCATTCTTCCGTCCGGGAACCCGCTTTGGCCGGGCTTTTGGAAGAAAGAGGAACTGGAGGCCATCAAGGCTGAAATCCCGGTTTCTAAATGGGAAGCCCAGTACCAACAGAACCCGACCTCGGAAGAGGGGGCGATTGTTAAGAGGGATCAGTGGCGGATTTGGGAGGGGGATTCTCCACCTTCCTGTGAGTATCTGATTCAGTCTTGGGACACGGCTTTTGAGAAGCACAACCGGGCCGATTACAGCGCCTGCACCACTTGGGGCGTTTTCTACAAAGAGAACGAGAAGGGCATTTCCATGCCCAACATCATTCTTTTGGACGCCTTTAAAGACCGGATGGAGTTTCCCGAACTCAAACAAAAGGCGTTTGAGATGTGGAAGGAATGGAATCCGGACACCCTGATTGTGGAAAAAAGGGCGGCCGGTTCCCCGCTGATTTATGAGTTGAGAAAGATGGGAATCCCGCTGTCCGAATACACCCCATACAAGGGGCAGGACAAGGTTGCCCGCGTCAATTCCATTTCCGATTTGTTTGCTTCAGGGGTAGTATGGCGCCCTGAAACACGATGGGCAGAAGAGGTTGTGGAAGAGATGGCGTCATTCCCAAACGGGGATCACGACGATCTTGTGGACTCTGCCTCTCAAGCCCTTATGAGGTTTAGGCAAGGCGGCTTTATTCAGATCGCTTCTGATGAGCAGGATGAGCCGCTTTATCCCCGACGCGTTGCTTACTATTAAGGACGATTATGGCAACCAATATCGACCCCGCGCTGATCCCGCTTGATCCGGAAGAAATGGGCGATGAGCCTGTTATGGAGATTGAGATTGAAGACCCCGAGTCCGTGACCATGCGCGCGGATGGGGTTGAGATTCATCTGGAGCAGATGCCGGAAACCGCAGAGGATTTTGATGCCAACCTCGCGGAATACATGGATGAATCAGAACTTCAGAGCCTTGCCTCTGAACTGATTGCTCAGGTGGATGCAGACATCAACTCCCGCAAAGACTGGGTGGAGATGTATGTAAAGGGTCTGGAGGTTCTGGGGATGCGCTATGAAGAGCGCGCAGAACCTTGGATGGGTGCCTGTGGCGTTTACAGCCCGCTGCTCAACGAGGCAGCCATCCGGTTCCAGTCCGAGATGATTACCGAAACCTTCCCGGCCCAAGGGCCTGTGAAGACCCAGATCATCGGCGAAGAGACGGCAGAGAACAAAGAATCGTCCGTCCGGGTTCGGGACGACATGAACTACCGTCTCACGGATCAGATGATTGAGTACCGCCCGGAGCACGAGCGGATGCTGTACGCCCTTGGTCTGGCCGGAACCGCGTTTAAAAAGGTGTACTACGACCCGACCCTTGAGCGTCAGGTGTCAATGTACGTGCAGGCCGAAGACCTGATCATTCCGTACGGCGCTTCAAACGTTTACACGGCCGAGCGCGTGACCCACATCATGCGCAAGACGGAGAATGAACTTAACAAACTGATGGCAGATGGCTTCTACCGGAAGATTGATCTGGGCGAGCCGGTCAGAGTTTTTACCGACATTGAGAAGAAGAAAGCCGAAGAGCAGGGCTACAGCCTCAATGATGATGACCGCTATCAGGTTCTTGAGATAAACGTCGATTGGAACCTGAAGGGTTATGAGGACACCGACGACGACGGCGAAGAGACGGGCATTGGTCTTCCGTACATCATCACGATCGAGCGCGGCAGTTCCAAGATTCTTGGCATCCGTCGTAACTGGAAGCCCGACGACAAAAAGAAACTCAAGCGCCAGCACTTTGCCCAGTACGTTTACATCCCCGGTTTTGGGGCGTACGGCCTTGGGTTTATCCACATTATTGGTGGCTACGCACGTGCTGGCACCGCAATCATCCGGCAGTTGGTGGATGCAGGAACCTTGTCCAACCTGCCGGGTGGTCTGAAGACCCGTGGTCTGCGAGTAAAAGGCGATGACACGCCCATCGCCCCGGGCGAGTTCCGGGACGTTGACATCCCCAGCGGGGCACTACGCGACAACATTATGCCGCTTCCGTACAAGGAGCCAAGCCAAACTTTGGCAGCCCTCCTTGAGCGACTGACCGACGAAGGTCGTCGTCTGGCGGCTATCGCTGATCTGAAGTTCAGCGACATGTCGGCCCAAGCGCCGGTGGGCACGACTCTGGCCCTGCTGGAGCGCCAACTTAAAACGATGTCGGCAGTTCAGGCCCGCGTGCACGCCAGCCTGAAGATGGAATTTAAACTGCTCAAGCAGATCATCCGCGACAACATGCCGCCGGATTATTCCTACATCCCCGTGGGAGGCGATCGTGCTGCCAAGCAGGAAGACTACGACCGGGTGGAAATCATCCCGGTGTCAGACCCGAACGCCGCCACCATGGCGCAGCGGATCATGCAGTACCAAGCGGCCCTGCAACTGGCCCAAGGTGCCCCGCAGATTTACGACCTGCCCCAACTCCATCGGCAGATGCTGGAGGTTCTTGGCATCAAGAACTCGGACAAGTTGGTTCCGCTGCCCGATGACCAGAAACCGCGTGACCCGGTTTCAGAAAACATGTCGTTCCTGACCGGCAAGCCCACAAAAGCCTTTATCTATCAGGATCACAAAGCCCATATAGCCACTCATATGGCGCTGCTGCAAGACCCGTCCATCATGCAGATGCTGGGCCAAAGCCCGATGGCTGCCCAGATGCAGGGGGCAATCATGGCCCACGTGGCGGAACACATGGCCTTTGCATACCGCCAGCAGATTGAGGAGCAGTTGGGCGTGGAGATGACCGCTCCGGACGCTGAAATGGCTCCTCAAACGGAAGTCCAAATTAGCCGTTTGGTGGCTCAAGCGGCCCAGCAACTTCTTCAGGTCAACCAAGGCCAAGCCCAGCAGATGGCCGCGCAGCAGCAAATGCAGAACCCGGCCATGCAAATGCAGCAGGCAGAACTGCAATTGCGAGCAGAAGAACTGCGCCGCAAAGAGGCCGACAGTATGCGCGACTTCGAAATTGCCCAGAGAAAACTGCAACTGGAGCAGGAGCGGCTGGCTATCGAGGCCCAGAAAGAGGCAGCACGTTTAAATCTACAAGAAAAACAGGGCAACAAGAAACTCCAGACGGACATGCTTAAACACATGACCAAACAAAGGCCAACCCGTCAATAAAGAACTATGCGACTATTTACCTCGGAAGAGTGCGCAGAAATTGTCAAAGAGTTCGATGCTACGGAAAACAAATTTGATGAAAGCAACGAAGGTTTTTACAAAAACAGTCGGGGCGTTCAAAATTTGTCTACCACGCTAAAGCATGTAGATCGAATTACTGAAAAAATCCGGAGTAAATATCCGGGCGCCATTTTTGCGAACACGTATACCCGTGAGTATCGCAAAGGAAGCATTTTGAAAATGCATACCGATCGGAAGGAATTAGACCTGACCATCTCGGTATGTTTAGAAAAATCCATTCCTAAATCATGGCCTCTTCACATTAGTCGGAATACGTACCATAAAGATACGTGGGACGTTTCTACAGACGAAACTACATTTAAAGAATCGTACGACTCATACGACATGGCGGAGGGTGTGGGGGCCATCTGCGAGGGCAGAAAGTACCCCCATTGGC